CAGAACTGTTGATTTCAACAGGCTGGTATTGGTAAAAAGCCTGACCTGTGGTCAAACCGTAAGGAGCGCTATATGTGTTGTCAGTAGCAGCTTGGAAGCTGTTTGTGCCAACAAAAGGGGTCGCACGGTCTAAACCACTTGGGTGAAACGCAGGCTTCAGACCAAAGGGTTGATATGTCGTAGACATTAAAATTTCCTTTGTTTTTGAAGAATGTTATGAGAAACGAATGTTTTTATTATTCGCCTTTGTGGTTTCCTTTTCCATTTCTAAAAGACCACCCTCCAAGTGGCTACGGCCGCCCTTATTACCTTCAGCTGCACCACGGACATTTGCTGTAATGTTTCGTTGGTGCTCGAGGGGATCCTCGAGGTGGAGCATGCGCATAACTTCTTGATAGATGTCCTCTGGTAACTTAAAGAGAACCAATTCGTTACAACTAACACAGCCTTCAAACTTGCCTGAATTCATTTTGCCTAGTCCTTCAAAGCCTTTACCTAATTCCGAAGCTTTAACTGGCTCATAACCCAACGCCATACGTTTGTCGATACTGTCGTAAGTATTGGTTGTTGACAACCAACACAAGTGCATCCCGGGAATGATCCCCGCGGGAAGATCGGGCAACGCACTATTTGCCCACTTGTCTCTAAACGCATCAAGGCGTTCACGACGTGCAATATCATCGGGATCTGCAGTAATTGCGCGATCCATAACTTCTTGTGCTCGGTCCGCTAAGCGGTCATCTAAGTCACGTTTAATTCTTGTATTTGCCATTTTGTTTATTCCCTATTTTGGCGGTCATACGATGCGTATGCCCGGATCATTTTGTTTCGTCTTTCTACATCATCCCAAGCACCAGCGTCTTTAATTGCCTGAACACGATCACGTGATAACGTGATGGTTCCAGGTTTTGCTGATGCTGTGTTTGCTACTCGGCTAGAAGCTGTTGGGCCTGCCATACGAGATTTTTTACCTTCGCCTTTTCCTGCATAGCGATGGGGCAAACGGGCCTGTAAACGATTATCTAACTCTTCCCAATACTCGGAATCACTAGGATCCCAACCATCGGCGGCAAGTTCTTGATCTATTACTTTGGCAATTTTACTATCGGTATCTCGAGCCTGTGGATCATACCAATCATTTTTCTTTAGCCACTTAGCTGCTTTTTTCTGTACATCTTCCGCTACCGGATTTGGTACATTTTGCTTAGGGGCCTTAGCTTGCTCGAGTTGTTGTTTCTTGTGATACTGAGCTTGTTGCAGACGTTGCTTAGCTTCTGTCAATTGCTCCAAATAATCAACTTGAGCCGCGGCATCACCATTTTGTGCAGCTTGTAGCATCTTCATTTTGGCATACTCAACGCGAGTAGCTTCATCTTCGATAGACTTATCAAGCTGTGCAAATTGGTAAGAAGATGCTGTATTTTCTACAGCAGCCAAACGTCTGGCTAATTCTTCATTACGCTTCTCAAGTGCACTAATCTTGTGTTTGGCTGACGCTTCACGTTGCTTAGCTAATTCTTTTTTTAGCTTTCGCTCTTCTCTGCGCGCCTCGCGAATTTTATCGCGATCTTCATCGGTTTCTGCATCATCAAGTTCTTGATCTGCAGCTTCCGATTCTGCTTTTACTTCTTCTTCTTCCGCTTCTATTTCTTCTGGAAGTTCAACTTTGGCAATTAATGTGCCATCTTCCAGTTCCTTTACGGGAACATCTTTTTCTTTATCTGCCATACTTTTCTTTCAAAAGTTAATCTACAAACGCTTTCATTTTCTGCGCATATTCAAAATTCTTAATGCGAGAAATGATTTCACGTGCCTGAAGTGTAATAAACACCACTGGGGCGCCACCATCTTCTGGGTTAACAACAAAACGGTCACCGCCGTACTTGATAGTACGTACTAGATCGCCTTCTTTACACCAAGGACCTTCCGGCCAAGGGGTTAAATCAGCATCTAAGTTACGGTATGCCAAAGGACCAACTTGGATCACTTTTGCAACTGTTTCATTGAATCGTAACGTTTGTTTGGTCTCATCAACTAAGATGATTCCACCCTTGCTGGTTGTTTTTTCGCGTCTTAGTTGTACTAAAACTCGGTCACCAGCTACCTCAACACCAGTGTCCAATACCGGAAAACATTCTTCTTCCGATCTTGTATCTGGTTCGTCTTTTTGGTTTACATCAAACACTGTTCAGTGCTCCTATGACCTCTACAGGTCTTCTTCGTCTTCCGTCAAAATTTCGTTGACGATGTCCAGGGTCAGTTTTAACCCTTCTATTTTGCCGATTAAATACTGGTAATCTTCAAATGTATGAACATTCGTCCCAGCGGTGACGGCTTCCGCCAGTTTTGCTTTTTCATCACGCGTACGCGTAATAACTTCAGAGATAAAGTCCTTCATAATTTAACTAATGCAAAAGAATGAAGGAATCCGCCCTAATTAGTAGAAATTTCCACCTTTTAATTCGTTCAAGTTCTTACCTGGACCGATTGGCTTGGCATTTTTTAATTTACCTTGTGCTGCGCCAGTTTTCCAGTTGTTGTCACGATGTGAGCCAGAAGCTCCTTGTTCAACTTTCTGATCTGGACCGCCGGCATAGCCTGGGGTACCAGTCATCTTGTAGGCTTTCTTAAAGCCAAGTTCTTTTTCCATTATTGTGCTCCTGTTGGGGGTGTTTGAGGTTGTTGTTGGGCTGCTTGTTGTTGCTGTTGTTGTACTAAAGTCTGTTGATGCTCTTGGTTAGATAATTGAGCTTGTTGTTGAGCATCAATTTGTGCTTTTGCTTGATCCGCTTGTTGCTGAAACATTTGTTGCTCAACACTAATACCATGTTGGCGAATATCCGCTTGAGCTTGGTGTGATGCTTCCATTGCTGTCATGTTTTGCTCGTGCGCAAGTGCCATTTGGTCAGCAGTTAGTCCAACGTGCGCTTGTAAATTAGCAATACGTTCACGAGATGCGTTATTAATGTCTGCCATAGCAATTTGAGTTGCAGTGCGATTGGCATCAATAGTAGTTTGAGTTTCGTATTTGGCTTTAAGTTCAGCAACCATACGCTGCAAATCAGCAACACGGAAGTCGTACTCTTGCTTGTCTTTTTGCATATCCAGTTGCATCTTGGCTTGTGCTTCAGCAGCTTTACGTTGTGTTTCTGCCTGTTGTGTTTGCAAAATAACAGAAGCAGTTGGATCAGACATAGCAGCTTGTTGCATTTGAGCTTGATGTGCTTGCTGTACTTTTTGAGCCAATTGACTAATTTGTTGTACGTACTGCGCCATATTTTGCTGAGAATCTTGAGAAACCATTTGTGAAGCCAATGCCAAAGCTTGTTGCGCTTCAATGTTAAGCGGTTTTTCTTGATGCAGTTCTAGCGTATCGCGACCGCCAGCAGCCTGAGCCACATAAGAACGCATGGATTGCAAATAGTGCAATGTCAAGTGCTGTTTGATGTGTTCCAGTGCATGCGGGGCAAACGCTGGTCCAATAACCGGATTGCCGCCGTATGCCGGATCGTTAGCATACGCTAAGTGGATCTTAATGTGAGCAATATGGTCTTGGTCAGGATACGCAGCAGCTGCGTGACCCATAGTCATTGACACGTTCTCAAGTGCTGGATTGGATTCGTTTGCACCTAATGGGTTTGGTAATACTTCTTCCAAGTTGGGTACTTTTAATTGCTCTAACACACGACGGTATACCGCACGCATGTCAAATAAACCAGGTTGAATCTGGTTGCCCTGAGTAGCCATCTGTAAAAGGGCTTGATTCTGTGCAAGACGTTGTGTCTCAGAAAAAATGTTTGGATCAGATACTGGGCGAATGTCGTTGTTTGATGCAAAGTCACGAACTTCAATCTCTTCACCAGACTGGTTGTCCATCTCTGGCAAATACCAGTGATTTAAACGAGAGATAATAGCCAAAGACTTGGCTTGTGAGCGATGCATACGAGCATGAATGCTCGAGAATACTTTAGCACCTTGTTCGATCAACGCTTGCGCGGTACCAACAGGCATGTTGTTGTTTGCTTCACCAATCTTCTCTTCAGAAGTAGTAACAACACCTTTAGCAGCATCAGTTAACCAACCAAGCAACTCCATAAGGACTGCGGATGGTGGGTTGAACGGCATTGGCATGGCGATCTTACGCACATCATCAACACCAGGAGAGCCTTCAATTTCAACTACTTGAGTGGGTTCAATTCGGTCGCTTTGGCCACCAATTCGTCCACCTTTGAGTTTAAGCATTGTCTGACTGTTGTTGATATGAGCAGCATCAAGCAGAGAACGTAAAGTGCCAGTAAGAGCAGCAGACAAACCGCCAATAAGATGGGGGAGGCCAATAGCATAAGCACCGCGCCAAGGAATGAATTTGTACTCAACGTACCAATCCAGTTTTGTGAGTTTTTCATCGCCTGATTCCCAGTTACGATACAACGCTAAAACTTCACTGGTTGTTTCGTCAATTGTTAAAATGTATGGTGCACGACGGCCTTCGGTTTCAGGATCATCGTCTAAACGAATGAAGCAAGTAATCTCATAGATGCGGCGCAATCCATCAATATTTTTAGATGGCTCAGACTTGCCTTCGATTTTGTCGTTAGCTTGTTGTGAACGTGTTTGTTCTGTAAGTGGCGCATCAGAGCTATATGCGCTATCAATGTCGCGGTAAACACCGGCTTCAACACGTTGTAAGAAAGTGTCTTCAGTAATGTCTTGAACTTCAGTTACACGTGGAGAGGTGTAAAAGTTTGTTGATGCGTATGGTAGCAAGATGTTATCGATTGCAACCCATTCGCAAGTTGGGCGTGCTTGCTCTGCATCAAAACGCCATTTGAGGAATTGGGAACCGCCGAGAGGAAGCTGAGTCAACAGCTGTTCCATCTCGTCACGGTATTCTGGGATTTGTTCTGTTAACTGCCAGTTGAGGAAGTTAACTTTACGATCTGCAGTATCTTCTTTTAGTCGGTCTGCTTCGCCTTTGATATTCGACTTAACAACGCCACTAGGCGGGAGAAGTTCTTTTGAAGCTGAAGCTGCAAAATCAACGCAAGCTTCTGCCATAACTGGGTGCACGACTTTAGAAGCGCCATCAAATGTTGCACCGCCTGGTGCATCTTTGCCAAGTCCAGTGCGACGTAATCCTTCTTCATATTGTTTATCTCTTTGTTTACGTGACTCTTGATCAACATCAATAAAATCTAAATATTCTTGAGCTAAAGCGTTAAGAACATCCTCATCAAACACTTCAGCCAAGTTCTCATAGAACTCTGGGTTTTTGCGTGGGCTTTGTTTTTCTTGGAAGTTAATAACTACCGAACCATCATCCAATTCAATGACTTCTTGTTCAGCATCTTCTGCATCAAGACCTAACGTATCAGCGTAATACTCTACTTCAGAATCTTTTTCGGCTGCATCTTGGATATCATTTTCTTTGTCCAGACTAGGAAGTGCTGCACCGGCTTGAATAGGTAACTGTGGATTTGCCATGAATTTGTATGAATTATTTGATCATCCCAAGCTCAACGAGCTTAGGTTTGAGAATAGAGAATTGCTCTGGTGTGAATGTGGCGCTTACCGAGCCATCTTTTGCAAATTTGAATTTTGGAGGTGTACGGCCATTTACCATCAATTCTGCTTCCATCTGTCTTGTGGTTGGGCCACCTTCGGCAAATTTGGGGAGCATGCCAGATTCCTCAAACAAAAACTGCTTGGGGGTTTTAAGCATGCCGGGAGTATCTGGGTTGATGCCAGCCTCTTCCAAAAGCTTTTGATGGGGAGTTTTAAGCAGATCGATCATAATTGTGTCCTATTTATACTAATGCATAATTATGCTGGTAACCGCCCTATTGGGCGTATGGATTAGAAAATCTTTTACCGGCAATATCGTCAGCATAGTCATAATCACGTGCAGGGAGGAAATCAAGCTGAAGCCACCCAGAATCCCTAAGAACCCGAAGTGCTTGGGAGAGGGAATCCACATAGTCATCGTGACCTTGCATTTCTGGAAACGAGCATACCTGACGGATAAACCGTTTGGCCCAAGAAGCAAACTCGCCTTTTTGTTCAGGATCTTCTGGAATAAACACTTTGCCCTTAGCAACCAGTGGGGCCACAATGTTCAAACGTTGCACTTTGTCAGCGCGCCCAGGATTGTATCCACGGACTGGCACACCAGAACCTTGGAGTTCTTGGATGAGCGAGATACCCGCCGATTTGTCTTCCATCAGTATGAGGTCTGCTTTACGGCCTTTACCAAAATCATTGTCCGCGCCATACACAACCTCTTTAAAGTCCGAAATGACTTTACGACGCAGTTCAGGATAGGCAAGGTGTTCGTCCCATGAGTCTAACAGAATAACCGCAGTGCCAGCGTCTTGTTGTTCAAACACACCCCACACCGTACAAGCAGTTGGGTCGTTCATTGTCTTTTCGCTGGTGGCCGGATCGTATGAAGCAATCACATACTCGAGCGTTGGGGTTGGTCGATTGGCCGGCCACAGACGGAACTGTTTGCGTTTGATAATACCAGCAGACTCTGGATCTAAAATCTCGCCATAAATTTCCTGACGACCAATGTCGGTGCCATCGTACGTCTCTAACTGTTTGAAAAATGTAGCAGACAGGTTATCTTTGTTGTCGTATGAACTGGCATTAACAACATAAACGTCGCCGCCTATCTTACCTTCATTAAGGTCGACGATGAGTTCCCGAGGTTTGGGGGTTGTAGTGATAATCTGTTGCACCCGAGGGATGCGGGGGTCTTTAAGTCGAAGGGTAAACTGAACGCCATCATAAGCGTCGTCGAGGTAATCGAAAGCGCACAGCTCGTCGAACCAGGCTCCATGGTATTGCTTACCTCGATAACGTTCTGGCTCGGAGGCGGGGATGCCTTGGATAATGGATCCGTTAGTGAGGGTGATTTCAAAGAGAGACTTGTTGTAGTCTCGGATGAGGCTACGTGGGATAATATTAAGGAGTCCGGAATCTCCCTCAAAACAAGTCGCTCGTATGTCGTTAGAGGTTGGGGCGGTGACGAGCCAGCGTGTGTTGTCGTACTTCCAAGCGCGAATGCCAATCCAATGGCTAGCAGTGTGCGTTTTGCCAGATCCGCGACCGGCAAGCATAAGAAAGGTGTCGTATTCTCCATCTTCAGGTTCTTTTTGATGAGGTAGCGCCTGAAGCGCCCATTTGACTTGCCATAGAGTAGCTTCAAGTTGTTGTTTTGGCCAGTGTTTGTGCGCTTCGGCAAATTTTTTAAGGGTGAGTTCTTGTTTTGGGGTTAACATACTGCGATAAATCCTTCTCCGACAAGAATTGAATTATTTTCCCCGTCAGTCTCAATGTGAACGCACATACGCGGCGCAACGGGTTTAATCTGCGCAATAAATCTGCGCCCATAATGTACTTTCACTGGCGGTGAGACCTGATTGTGTACAAGTGGGATGCGAGATTTAAAAGTAACAGTGTAATCTTTCTTCCATTTATTATACTCGATAATCGTTTTGCTGCCAAGTGACTCTACCAGACCAGCAACTTGTAAGACAGTGCCATAATGTCCATTCGTAAACCGAAACTCATCGTACTTTGGCGAATACTGGCGCGATTTGGCGTGCAATATGCCACGCAGCAACTCAATTCGCTGCTCGACGGACGCAAGCAGATAGTTTTCCGGAATTTTGGTCGGGACATTGGGGATTAACTGGCTGTGAATCGTGGGGCTAACGGAAAACGCGCGATTTTTGGTACGCAGTATCTCGTGATTGCGCACTTTGTAACCATGGTCTTTGAATTGTTCGCGCACAAATTCCTCTTTGTCCATGGGAGCAGCAAGTTTTCCGGTGGATTGCCGGGCAAAAAACCAAAATCCGAATAGGAAAGGCGGGATTGGGAGCGTCTGGTGTGGGAATTGGAGCGGGTGCGCTGTCGGAATGGAGTACAACGACCGGTTAAATCCATTTCGTAGCGGCGTTTCTAGCAGATCATCGGTCGTGTAATACTTTAACGGCCGTCTGAATTTGCGTTTGCCCTTGTAAGCTAAGAGGCGCTCACGATATTTCTTTGTTTCCAATAGGAAACCAAGCTTGCTGTCGCCCGTTACCGATAGGTGGTCGTTCAGAATCACCTCGTAGCAGGTCTCTGAGTAGTATTGCTGCACCAGTTTTACTTTTACCAGCTTGCCAGTGTTGTCAAACAGGTAGTCGCCTTGGATTATTTTGCTAGCGGGTTTCCAATAATCAAGGGTTAGTACTTTTTCGTTTGCTGATATCGCCATAAAAATTTTCTAAGACCCAACGGTCTAACCAAAGCCCAAGCGGGGCGCGAATTCTATTTTGAATCACGACGGGCAGCTTTTGGATATCCAGATTGGCCGTTGTCACTTTAAGCCGGAACTCAATGTACTTGGCTGTTTCTTTATCCAATATTTCTACTGGCACATCGACAGAATCAAAATTGTACAAGTCACAAACCAAAACCCGAAGACCGGTGAGTCTTCCAGCTGTATTTTCCAATGCGCCTTGGATTTGGTAAACATACTTGTTCATATACCAACTAATGCAAAGAAATCCACGTTTGTGACGTTGTTTTAAAAATAAATGCGGTGAAGACGGGGTTGTCGATGTATTTTCAACTCCATTTGAGAATATTAAATTTATTTTTATTTATTTTTAAAATAAGTTAAATAAACATCGGATACACCGGATACCCCGCAGTGCCTTGATTTCATTGAAGAAAATTTACAAAAATTGTGCGGGGTTGACGGGGAAGACGATGAAGACGGGGAAGACGACGTTTGTTTGTGGATAACTCAGGTTTTGATGTTGTAAAAAAGAGACACTTTTGTAGCAAAAAATTATAAAAAAAAATTTACAAACTTGCGTTTTGACCGGGTCCCCGGCCCGGGGGGAGGGGGTCTCCTTTTAAGGGGTATCGACTTTAAAACAAACCCCCTCAATGCCTGCCCGAAAGCATGCTTATATACCGCATTGCGAGATTACATTCCGCATTATGAAACAATACAGCGATGCGTTAGTGAGCGCTCACACACTTAGGCTATGCACCACAATGGTGCACTGCGTTGCAGCGCAGCATGATAGTGAGTACTTACTGACGATGCACCAGGTTGGTGCACTACATTGCGGCGCAGCATAGCAGTATGCCAATGCACCAGTATGGTGCACAGGATGGGGGCTAGCATTATGTTAGTGAGCGCATACTAACATAGAGGCAGGGCAGCAGGCTGGCGGTTAAGCAATGCACCAATATGGTGCATGAGCTGGTCGCGGCAATATGGCGGGACGCGTACGCGATGAGGCGGCATTGAGGGTGGGCGGAATACTGTTAGATTGTGCAGCGCGGGATATACCACAAGATCCCACAATCTCCCACTAAGGGTAAACCCTATTAGGGTTTAAAGTTTGAAAACCTAGGGTTTTCCCTAATATACATAGCGTATAGATAGCCGTTATATTGTGTATATGGCAGCAATTAAGCAGCCATTACATAAGAGGATCTAACATTATGAATACTATCAAACTATCGAAGACAAGCAAACTAGACGGCATTATGTCATGGAGCTTGCAAGCATTAGACACTTGTCCAGGCAGCAAGGCCGAAGGCGGCGGCCTAGTGCCAGCATGTCAAGGCTGCTATGCCACAACAGGGAATTATAGATTTAAGAATGTCAAAGCGCCGCGCGAATTCAATCGCAAAGATTGGCAGCGCGCCGAATGGGTTCGCGATATGGTTCAGGCGCTGGATTCGTCCCGTTACTTTCGTTGGCTAGATTCAGGCGATCTATATAGTGTAGATCTCGCTCGCAAGGTTTACGAAGTAATGGCCGCGACACCATGGGTTAAGCATTGGTTACCTACTAGAATGTATAAGTTTGCCAAGTTTGCCGATGTATTGGCGGCAATGGAGGCGCTGCCCAATGTAGTAGTAAGGCGCTCTAGTGATTCAGTAAGCGGCGAGATTGTAAGCGGCGCGCACTCATCAACCATTATAAGCAGCGCGGAGCAGCTGCCAAGCGGCGCGACATTGTGCCGCGCGTATGAGCATGGCGGCACTTGTAACGGCTGCCGCGCATGCTATGACAAGGCCGCGCCAATTATTGCTTATATGGCGCATGGCAAAAGCATGGCCAAGGTAATACGTATCATGGCGGCGGCTTAATCATGGAGGCGCGTTATATTTTTGTGGTCTTTTACCGGCACCATGGCGAAGATTACAGCGCCGTATTTCAGGGCATGCGCAAGGCGAAGGCCTTCGCGCGTGTCACCGGCGGCAGAGTAGAAGCACAATTGTCCAATGTATTTAATAGGGAGGTTTAATCATGCTTAGAATTATGTACTCTTATGTTGTGGATCTATTAGGGTATATCCTAATATCATTTATTTGGTGCGGCGTTATTCTTGCACTATTCGATTGTTTATAAGGGGTTTGATTATGAGAAATTATAGAGTAGTGACTAGGCAATATACTTATTTAGTGGCTAATGTTATGGCTAATAGTAAAGAAGAGGCCGGCAAAATCGCCTTAGAATCTGATGCTTTAGACTGGGATTGGTGCGATTATGGCGATTCAGAAATTGAGTTAGTAGAGGAGGATTAATTATGTACTACTGCAATGAATTTTGGTTTGATACATACGAAGAGGCGCGCGAATACGCCAATTTTCTAACGCGTCACGCCGGCATATATCGCGCTATTTTTACCCGCGCTGAAATGATCGCGCATAATATGGAGGCATTATCATGAGATCAATCCAATCACTAGCCGCGCAAGCCGGTAGAGAAGCCCGCGCCAATGGTTTACCATGCGATCCCAATGGCGGCACGTATCGCACCCGTACAGATGACGAGCAAGCCCAATATGAGAGCGATCAAGCATGGTGGGCTCGTCAATCTATTATTAAGTGTTACGGCTCAATGGATAATTATTGCCGCATTTTGCGCCGCCAGCATGGCGTACACGATCACCCAGTAAAACCACAGGAGCATACAAAATGATTGATTTAAACGATATTGAGATTATTGAAGGCGATACAACGGCCACAACCCAGCAATACTATGAATCCATTCAGAAGGCCATCAACACCGGCTTATGGGGTTTACAGGGCTCTTATGGCCGCACAATGATGGCGGCTATTAACGATGGCTATTGTATGCTAGGCCGCAATGAAGCGCACGACTACTACGGCAACCATATACCAAGCCGCGACCAAGTGCAAGCCGGTACAAAGGGATCATTTGATTATGTCGCGGCAGAGTGCGGCGAAGGATGGGCACAACATATGAGCGAGGTGAAATAATGAATGTAGATAAAATTAAAGCAATGGTATCGGATCTTAATTACCAGTATTCTAATTTAGTAGAAGCCTCGGTACAAGAGGCAATAGATGGGCAACCCGATGCCGAATGCGACACCATGTTTGCAGAGATTCAAACCTTAGTTAAATTGATATACAAAGAATTGGAGGAGGTATGATGGACAAACTAGAGCAAGCCTATACCATGGATTTATTGGCGCGTCTTACTGAATCGATCGAGACATACCTAGACGATGATCGCTGGGATGGCATAGACGCGATGCACAAGGAGATTAAAGAAGCCAATAAGCTAGTACGCAAATACTATAAACGTATGCGTGCACAACAGGCAGCAGAAGAGCAAGACGCGAAGCAGACTGAATGGTTACGAAAGGCCAATGCAGCAATTAGAGAAGGGAGCGTATGATGACTAGATATACCATCACCATGGAGATTACAGTCGCGGACACAGACGCGCCGCCGAGCGACTGGATGCCAGTATCAATTGAGGCATTGATGGAAGACGGCGAGACAATCGACTATTTTGTATGTGAGGAGATTAAATAATGAGATACGAAGTGCAACAAGCTACTATATGCGACGGATGGACAAATACTTGGCATGAGTACGACGATGACAACAACGAAGTACCAATGACCTTCGATACATTCGAGGAGGCTCTATTGGAGCTAGACGAGTACTTGTACGACATTGAGAAAGCATACAACATGGGAGATATTGATTCACCTGAAGACCGCGACAATTTTAGAATTGTAGAGGTGAAATAATGAAGCGAGAATATACTGTAAATTTATTGGTGCGTCGTTCTGATTCAATTGAACCATGCCAAAAATGCAGCCTCCAATACCAATGCGATGCGAATCGCTTAGCATGTACTCAGTTTAGATTTTTTGTAAACACTGGCCGCATGCCAGTCGATAGTGCGCGATATCCAACACGCGAGATTTATATGGATGTATTTCACAATGAACCAGCAATGACAAGGAGAGCAACATCATGAGAGTAGGCACAATTTACTATAACAAAAACACCGATACCACCGAAGTTAGATGGTCAGATAATTTTGTTGTAGACCAATGGATTACTAAAATGGACGTACTAAAAGACGTTCAGGGTATAACATGGATGGCATATGATTATGTACACGACAACCATGACAACAAATACAATGGAGACGGGTATATCCCCGAAACATTACAAGGATAAATGATGACACACACAATGAAGTTTAATAATATCAACGAGATGATAGAGTGGATTGTAGAGAATGAGTTTTACAACCTATTGCCAGTAGACTTAACCATTCATTTAGGAGAATAATATGTTGCACGAGATCACAATGCGTACTATTGAAGATTACTTTCAAAAGCCAACCGATGACATTGACGAGTTAGGTCATATTGACCGAGAGATCAAGCAGCTAGAAAGCAGAGCTCGAGCACTTAAAGCCAGACTGATTGAGCGCGGCGTTGGCGTGTATAAAGGTGTACGATTTACCGCCGAAGTGCAACACTATGCACGCGCAACCATTAGCCCCATTTTGGTTAAAGAGTTTGGCACTACCGACTTTGTCGCGCAGGTAACCCAAGTTAAATCCGTTGATGCTGTTGTAGTTAGAGAAATCGGAGTATAATTAAATGCGATTCGTTGGGTTTATACTTTTAATCATTGGCGCAAATGCCTATGAACACGATTACTACAATGGAATAGAGGGCATAAGATGGGATACACTTGGCATGGTTATTGTAGGATTTTTATTGTTATTCCCGAACTTCATCAGTTTATTCGGGGATAGAAATGTCAAAAGAAAATGATTTATTAAGCGACTACCTAAACTCACTATATGGCATTGAACCATTGACAACCGAGGAGGAACACGAGCTAGCTGCTCGTATCTCCCAAGGTGATGCACTGGCATTAGACAAACTTATTACCCATAACCTTCGGTTTGTGGTGTATGTGGTGCGTAAGATGACAGCATGGGCACATGGCAAAGTGCCAGTAGAGGATATGATCGCGATGGGCAATGAAGCGTTATTCAAGGCGGCGCGGCAATGGACACCAACCAATAACGCGCGCTTTGCCACCTTTGCAAAATCGTTCATTTTGATGGATGTCAGGCGCAATCTTGACAATACCGCCAATTTGATTCGTTTGCCTATCAATATCATGGAACAAATTAAGAAACTCAATTACAATGATAGAGTGTTATTTCAGATGCTTGGGCGCAAACCCAAATCGTCAGAATTAGCAAAGATCATGGGAATATCGGAATCAAAGGTGCACCAGCTACAAGGGTATATCACACGCGAACCGATATCACTTGATAACATTAACCAAGAAAAATACATTGAGGAACTTAACGATGATTAAACTGACCGATGAACAACAAAAAGCCTACGACCGCTTTATAAAGGCTAGAAATCGAGTCGGAATTGTAAGAACGGCCAAGCAATACCCGTATGTACCATTAAAGGAAGTAATACAGACAGTTGACCAGGAGCAGTTAGGCCATCCCTTGTTTGAAATAAATATGGAATGGCTGGAGTATTTAGAGGCATCGCTAGCATGGTGGAAAGTTGAACCATCGTTCAGGCATGACGAGCGTATGCGTATGAGCCGGGGAGATTACGGCGTAGAGGATTCTTGGGAGGATCGATAATGAAATATTTATCAGTATGTAGTGGAGTTGAAGCTGCTACAGTGGCTTGGCATGATTTAGGCTGGCAACCAGTAGCATTTTCGGAGATTGAAAAGTTTCCAAGTGAAGTATTAGCGCATCATTATCCTAATGTGCCTAATGTGGGCGATATGACTAAATATAAGGAGTGGAATTTAAATGACTCAATTAACCTTCTCGTTGGAGGAACACCATGTCAATCCTTCTCCGTCGCAGGACTCAGAAAAGGGCTTGAAGACCCAAGGGGTAACCTCATGCTCACCTATGTTGGAATTCTTGACAAGTTTAGACCCAAGTGGTGCGTTTGGGAAAACGTGCCAGGTGTCCTCAGTTCAAACGGAGGACGGGATTTTGGTTCCTTCCTCGGGGCGTTGGTCGAACTCGGGTATGGGTTCGCATATCGGGTGCTTGACGCTCAAAACTTTGGAGTACCCCAGCGCCGCCGTCGAGTCTTCGTTGTTGGATGTCTTGGAGACTGGATCAGTCCATCAAAGGTTCTTTTTGAGCCCGACTGCTTGCTCGGGGATTCTAAGAAGAGCCGCAGTAAGAAACAAGGTACTCCCGCCTTTACTTCAAGCAGCTTTGGAGGCTACAGTGAGGGCGTCGGAACAGTCAGAGCCAGCGGTGGAGATCTCGGTGGCGGATCAGAAACCCTAATTGCTACACCAGACTTAGAGCACACCATTGATACAACTGGCACGCAAGGTGTTGCGTATGGGTTTACCCAATGCGACGCAGCCCGTGACATTGGTGATGATGTCAGCCCAACATTACGCTCGGGTGGTGATGGTGGTTATCCTAACCACGCTGTTGCATACTCGATTCGTGAAGACGCTAAAGCAAACAACTTCTCTGCCACAGCGTTAGAGGTGACACCAGCGCTCCAGGCGTTACGCCCTTCGGTTCAATCACACCATGCTCAAACTTTCATAGCACAGACCATGGCAGTGCGTCGCCTAACACCAGTGGAGTGTGAACGCTTGCAAGGCTTTCCCGACAACTACACCAACATCCCATGGCGTAAAAAAGACGAGGCACCAGACGGCCCACGCTACAAGGCAATGGGTAACTCCATGGCGGTTCCTGTGATGAAATGGATTGGACAAAGAATAGAGGAGATGGTATGACGATAATACCTACAGACATTTATGACAAAGAGGGCAATATGCTCCGCATTGAATTCCATGACAGCAAGGGTGATTTTGCCTTTCAGGTGTTATGGGATCCAAGAGACGAGCAAACCAGTACTAATTGTGAGGAGTTGCGTAAGTATGCCTACCGGATGGCTGACCAATTAGGCTATGAGGTGAACAAATGACCAAGCAGCAACGCTCAGACCTATTGATCAAATGGCTGCTTGTTTTTGCAGCAGCTTACTTTCTTGGGCACATTGCCCTATATATCGTGAGGTTATAATGAAGACACTTATCTGTGCAGTTTGGTTATATGCCGTTTCTTTACCGGTTTTTGCTGATGTGGTGGTTATTCAGACTCCAACCGGTCCTCAAACCACTTGCATCGTTTTAAAAGGGTTAATTAGCTGCTCATAATCGACTCTGTCTCCATTTAAATCGTTATGAATCAACGACTTGCGGGGTATCCGATGTTTGTGCGGTGTTTGAAATGAAAAATGCTGAAAAAACCACTTATAAATCAACGACTTGCGGGGTATCCGATGTATCCGATGTATTTTCAAGTCATTCCATATAATATTTATTTTTTATTTTTTATTTTTTAAATAAACATAAATAAACATCGGATACACCGGATACCCCGCAGTGCCTTGTTTTTAAAGGAGATTTTTTGGGAAAATCGTGCGGGGTTGACGGGGAAGACGATGTTCATAAAACTGTCACAATTATTTTTCACAATGTGAAACGAGGATTTGCATTAGTAAGTATAACAAAAGAGAAAAAATGATCAAACCGACACCACTACCAGTCCAGTTCAACAGCATACCGATGGAACTCAAGCGCATCCCGCGTTGGGTACTTTGGAAGTTTGTTGAAATTGGCGATGAAAGCAATAAACGCTGGTCAAAGATCCCCACACAGGCATCCGGCCAACCTGCCAGCTCAACCAATCCGGATACATGGACAGACTTTCTGACTGTCCAGCATGAGTATGAAGCCAACCCAACCAAATACGCAGGCATCGGATTTGTTTTCTCCGGTGACGATGATATCATCGGTGTCGATCTGGACGACTGCTACGATGTCCATGCCGGCAGTTTCATAAATGCTGCATCGCAACAATTAGCCTCCCAAATTGATGGCTATATGGAGATCAGCCCATCGGGCACTGGCGTCAAAATATTCACACGCGCCAATCTGCCAGCCAGCCACGTTGACCATGCCATCGGTTTGGAGATATACCCCAAATCGCGATTCTTTACAGTCACTGGGCACCACCTTAGCGGCGCCTTACCGAGCGACGTTCAAGACCTGACGACTATCGTGCCACCACGCACGATAACTCGGACAGGGGATGCCTTTGCTGACTATGTGCCACCACTCGAAGACTATGACGTGGCGCGGGTCGAGACTGAGATCCTGGCCAATCTACCCCAAGAGATGTACGGGTATGACGATTGGCTTAAAGTCGGCATGATCATGCATCACCAGTTTGATGGCGACGTTGAAGCGTTAGAAGCATGGGATCGTTGGAGCTCACAAGGACCGGACTACCACACCGATGCATGTGCCAGCAAGTGGCGAACATTCAAAGGATCTGGCGCAACATTGCGCTCGCTCTTATTTATTGTCAATCAGGCCAAACAGGTCGAGGCGCTCAAACGCGGCGAGATTATCCTTGATCAAAATGTCATGAATCAGGCGCGTGTATTCCTAGACAATACGTACTCCAGTGAAGAAGGCTATCGTCTTGTGCACTATGCTAGTGACTTTTATATGCATGCCAAGACACACTACGAGATTATCGAAGAGGCCACGATTCGCTCTGAGCTGTACAAGCTCTTAGACAAATGTCAAAAGACTGGCAAGCAAGGCGCTCTTTTGCCGTTCAATCCAAACCCAGCGTCTGTCTCTGCAGCCCTTGATGCTACTAAATCCATTGTGCACTTGCCAAACCATGCACATACCAAACCACCGATTTGGTTAGCTGACTATGCTCAGTCCAAACCGGACGCATCTAAATTGATTTCACTGCAAAATGGTTTATTCCATCTTGAAGACTCAATTTTGCTGCCACACTCACTAGGTTTCTTTACTCAGAACTCATTGCCGTTTGAGTACAACCCACAGGCACAGTGTCCGGTGTGGATGCAGTTCTTACAATCTGTATGGCCGGACGATCAAGAGTCGATTGACTGCCTGCAAGAGATGTTTGGTTATATCATCTCAGGCGATACTCGCCAACAGAAGTTTTTTAATATCATCGGCCCACGCCGTTCAGGCAAGGGAACTATTAACAAAGTGTTAGTCGAGCTATTGGGGCAACACAACACTGTCGCACCTGAATTAGGAGAACTTTGTGATACCTTTGGTCTGCAGCCTTGGCTGGGTAAGCTCCTCGCTTCTTTTACTGATGCAAGAGCACCTGACCGCAATCGATCTGCTGTTGTATCTCAGTTGCTCCGTATTGTGGGCGGCGATACCATTACTGTCAACCGAAAAAACAAAGAGTCTTGGAATGGTTATCTCCCTACTCGCATTGTTATTTACTCTAACGAGGTTATTCAGCTAACGGAAAACTCCAACGCGCTCACCGGCCGTATGATTATGTTTAAGATGACCAAGTCGTTTTGGAGTAAGGAAGACACCGATCTGTCATTCAAGCTGCGTGGTGAATTGTCCGGTATCTTTAACTGGGCAATGGAAGGACTCAAGCGCCGCTTAGCCCGTGGCGGTTACTTCATTCAGCCTCAGTCTGGTAAAGAGCTTTTAGACCTTGCTGCTAAATCAGGCAATCCGTTCTTGGAGTTTATGGAAGACACACTAGTACTAGATCCAATGGCATCGGTTAAGAAGTCTGAGCTGTATGAGTGCTGGAAACATTGGGCGATTAAGAAGGGCATGCCGCCTGGCACCGAGCAGGCGTTCAAGCGTCGCTTTGCAGCGGCAACACAGGAGAGCGGCATTCAGGCACAAGAGACTCGAGTGAACGGAGAGCGTCTCAATCTATTTGCCGGTGCGAAGTTTACTGAAAGGGCGCAACGCCACGTGGATCAGCAGGTAATTTTTGAAGAGGACATTTACTAATGATTAGTTTATTGACTGCATTTTTTATGTATTATTCCGATGCACCATGGTATTGGTGGGCTGTATGGATTGTAATCTTCACAGTCCGCAGTCTGTCTCAACTCATCTCTTTGTATATAAAGATGCAATGAAATCGTTTCAATTTCCACGCATCGTCAAACGCAAACTCTTCACCATCATCTTTGGCGGTGTGGGTAAGCGCCGCTACGTGCAGGACTTTATGTCATACACACCAAGCCCACTGACGCGTGTTGTTGCGCCCCTATCAGTCAAGCGTTTTAAAATGCAGAAGATCCGCCGCGCTCATCAAGGCTGGCGCAACAGAACGTTTGGCACTATTCAGGCAATTAAGATTCGGCTACAATTTGGCAGACGACCTGTAGTGCCACAGTTTAGGAGATAACATGAAGCTATATAATTTAAAACATGGTGACAACTTCAAGATCATTGATCAAGAGATCAAGGTGCCACCAGCCGCACCACAACCAGCCGATGACGTAACGTATCACTACACCCACGTTGACGGTATGTACGCACCATGCGAAGGCACAGACGGTGAGCGTTATTATTTTGCCGCATGGACAGAAGTGGAGCTAGTATGAGAGACGGCGGCAAGGGTGACAAGCAACGCCCACTTAGCGTACCAAAGGAGCAGTTTGAGAATAACTGGGACGCTATATTTGGTAACAAGAAAGAAGAGTGGGATCCATACGAGTACCTATGCCCAAACTGTGTATCACCATGGAAGTGCAATGGACCACACATACAGGAAGAAAACGATGAACGCAAATGAACTAGCTGAACTAATTGAGCACTTAGAAAATGCAAAGTATATTGGTGCAAGTAAAGCTGCCACCATGCTACGCCAGCAACAAGCTGAAATAGAAGCGTTGAAAGAAGCATTGAGTATGAAAGTTATTCTTAACGAACATGCCCAACAGTCAATGAAAGAAATCAAGGAGCTATTGAAATGACCACCTTCACCACACAAGACCGGCAAGATGCCGAACGAGACGGAAAATGCCAACACTGCCAAAACGGGTGTATTGCCTGTGATGCTAGAGTTTTATTAACTCAAGAAGTGTTACGCATCGGTGAGATATTAGGCTTGAAGACAACCAGCTCCGACTACAACGCCTTCAAGGTAATGGAAGTCATCAAGCAACTCATCGACGCCAGCCGACTCGCCAGCAAGCCAATGAAAAAGCGCCCGTTGACCGACCAAGAGTTACTTAAAATGGCATCAGATAAGTTTCATTACACCGAGTACAAACTCGCAATCGAGTTCGCCCGTGCCATCGAACGCGCCCACGGAATAGGAGAATAGGAGAATAGGAGAATAGGAGAATAGGAGAATAGGAGAATAGGAGAATAGGAGAATAGGAGAATAGGAGAATAGGATGATTATAGAAAACGACAGCATTCAGATTAACATTTATAAAAGCACATGGTTCACTGGCACACCATTCCAGTGGAACAACAAGAGACTTAACGGTGGTGACATGTACTCATGCTACCGATTTGGACCGCTACTTATCCACGTTAGAACCAAACCCAGACAATATGAATGGAAACCATGAGCTTCACCATCTACCAAGCAGACGGGCTCAAAGTCATCCAGTGGTTCCGCTCAACTGATGAACTAATTGCCAGTATGCTGGCCAACCCTAACCACAAGTATCACCGAAATGACTAAACTGCCTAAACATCAAACCAAAAAAGAACAAAAAGAGATGGACAAATACCTCAAAGAGAAGTTTGCAGAAATTTCGAGAGGCCAAGAGCTCATCCCTGTTGTGCTTGACCGCGCAACATGGGAAGGCATAGTATATTCAATTAACTTAGCATTAAAACTGGAGAAAAAACATGGCAACAAAAAAGATTAAAGTAGTAGAACCAGCAATCGTAGAAAAATCTGGCAAAGTAGTTAAAGGCACACCAGCCGAGAGCCACGAACAAATTATCAAAAAGACTGGCAAAGCAGCCAAAGGTGCTAAGCATGAATTTGTATTATCCGATGGCAAGATTGCTACTCGCACCAAAGCAGCCAAAGTCGCTAAGGCCGCTGGTGAAGTAAAGAAACCTGGCAAAAAACTACACAGCCATGAGCTACGTCAAGGCCTTGGTATCAAGAAAGCCAAAGAATGACCAAGAAAAAACCACTTAATATAGAGTTTGTACCCGGCTGGGCTGACGAAATGGAGTTGACCCAAGATGAATATGATGCGCTGGTAGATGGCATAAAACAATTAGTAGCTACAGGAGAGATTTTTGAAAACGCAACCCCAATCGACGAGCTGGACGAAGAAGAGCAGCAGGAGATCCTCGAATCGCTCAATCGCAAAAACGTTCGCCACTAAGCGCCCGTACTATGTAGCAGACACCGGCCATTTTGGTATTCCAATCAAAGTGTGCTTCTCGGATAGCGCATTCCAGCAGGCTGTCAAAGATTCTAAAATCACGACACGCCACAATGCTTTAGACGTGGGGCTTGCCGAGTCCCATTTTATCGAGCAAGAGGGCACACAGAATGCCATGTTGGCCATTGTGTTTAACTACGAAGAGATGGCCAAAGAGACTGCACTCGAGCGCATGGGTGTGATTTACCATGAAGTAAGCCACACTGTTACGCACGTATTCGAATTCATTGGTGAAGACGATGCAAAGATTGGCGATGAGTCACGCTCCTACCTCGGTGAACATATTTTTAAACAGGTATTCAGTATTTACGCAACGGAGGAAGATAAGCGTGAGCGTTCTGGAAAAAGAGATAGAGAAGCATTTAAACAACTTGGTGAAAAAGTCAAAGGGACTAAGCTACAAGTGGATCAGCAGCGTGACCGGAGTCCCGGATCGGATAGTATTCATCAACCAAAAGGTGTTTTTCGTGGAACTGAAGACAGCGACGGGGACTCTGAGCAAGAGACAAGAACTGGTTTTTGATGCCATCGGTGAGGCTGGTTTTCCAGTACATGTACTCCATTCCAAAGAAGACGTAGAGGATTTTATCAATGGCATTAAGTGAAAAAGAATGGCATATTGGAAGATACTTTGATGCGGCAAGAAGAAGAGCACGTTTAAAGGACATTCCGTTCAACCTCACTTTGGAATATTTAAGAAGTATTGAATCCGACTTTTGTCCTATCTTTCACACCCAGTTAGAATGGGGGCGTGCTAAAATGGGCCGAGGAAAAATGAAACCAAATGGCGCGCAGTTAGACCGCATCATTCCAGAATTAGGATATGTGATTGGCAACGTGGCTTTTATATCTCACCGCGCTAATCGAATAAAAGACAACGGCACAATGCAGGAACATTATGACATTGCCGATTGGATATGGAACCACATACATGCTAAAAAGAACACAACTACATAACTACCAGCAAGCCATGATAGAAAATGCCAAGACGCACCCGCATCTTGGCTTATTTCTGGAAGTAGGCTTAGGTAAAACGGCAACCGCATTGACCATCATTGCGGAACAGTACAAAGGCAAAACGTTAATTGTTGCGCCCAAAAAGGTAACAGAGACAGTGTGGCATAAAGAAGCTGCAAACTGGGAGCATTTATGCCATTTAAAAATATCGATAGTGCTCGGTTCTGAGAAACAGCGTATTGCTGCTTTGCAACAGGACGCTGACATCTATGTAATTAATCTTGAAAACTTAGTATGGCTAACCAGCCGCCCAGAAATGTTAGTGTTCACTAACTTTGTTGTTGACGAAAGCCAAAAGTTTAAGGATACAAGCACCAAAAGATTTAAGGCAATTAAGAAGTTTCTTAAACAGTTTAAGCATAGACTTATATTAACCGCTACGCCGTCACCACAGGGCCTACAAGACCTTTTTGGGCAGGTTGGTATACTGGACCTAGGAGAACGCCTTGGAAAGTCTTTAACGGCCTTTAGAGAAGCCTATATGATGCCGGATCAAATGAACCGACATACTCGAGTGGTATATTCTTGGAAACTAAGACCTGGAGTTGATACGATATTGAATCAAAAAATATCGGATATCTGTTATTCTCTCAAAGCCGAGGACTATCTGACATTACCGCCTGTAACAAATATTATACACAAAATAGAATTGTCTAATAACGCAAGGAAGCAATATGACCAACTTAGAAAAGACATGGTGCTTGAAATGGCGGGGGAAACAATTACAGCCCCAACTGCAGCGACACTATCGAACAAATTATTGCAATTCACTTCGGGCGCAACATACACGCAGGGTGGAGAATGGGTCGAAACCCATAGCGATAAAATGGAATTCCTTGCTGAGATCATGGAGAGTAATGTATCGCCGACCCTCATCTTTTACAACTACAAACATTCTTTGGAACGACTCAAGGCCGAGTTTCCTCAAGGTGTGGTGCTGGATGCTTCCAACATTGAGGCGTGGAAGTCTGGTGAAATTTCAATCCTATTCGCACACCCGAAATCCGCAGGCGCTGGGCTCAATCTTCAAAACAACTCAGGAAAGCTGGCCCAAATCGTATGGTTTGACAGCACTTGGAGCAGTGAAGAATACACCCAAGGCAACGGGCGTATTCACCGTCAAGGCCAAACGTCTCCGGTTATCATTCATCAATTAGTAATGGAAAACACATTGGATGAACACGTAGTCAAAGTTCTAGAGGGCAAAATAAATTTGCAAGATGCCCTTTTAGATGCCCTAAATTTTGCATTAGTATAGATATGGATAAAATTGAACTGATGAACGGCATCATCAAACTGGCTAGGCCAGCAATGCCGCAAGATTACAAACTGACTTCACTAGATACCCCATTATCTGATACGGGTATGGACAGCCTGGATTTTCTTATGGCCAGCATATATCTATCAGATGTGTATGGGGTATCGGAAGATGATCTCAAAGCTATGGTGATGACCCCAGAAAGCACAATAAACGACCTATTTGCTTACATGGAAGCCCACGCAACCATCACGCCAACCAACGCACAAGAAGCATTAAAGGCACTGGGATGACCATTTATCTGTCAGACTACCGCACTGCCAGTACGACCTACACAGAAATGTTGGAGGATGTGGATTACCCACAACGGGTGCATTGGTTCCCCGATACTTATGCCAAAGTAAAAACAGGCTTAACTTATGTGCCACACAAACTGGCTGATAAGGTTCTCGACCCCGCCTTATTGGCCAGCTTGCGCGAACGTTGCGGTAAAACCGCATTCATATTAGCTGCGGGTAATGCCCATTTTGCTGGCATCAACCCCAAAGATCCAGCGCCAAATCGTTTTGCATACGACTATCGGTTCTTAGCTCTGTCGCTTACTCAGGTATATGCTGGACGGATAGCCCAGCTGTGTGGGGCTCAGGATATGGTAATTACAGATTCATCAGCCTGCGCGTCCAGTCTTAAAGTCATGATGGATGTGTATAGCCTAATTAACTTTTATAAGTTTGATCGCGTTGTAGTACTAGCCGTAGAAGACACTGTAAACAACACAGTGCTAAAATTCTTTGGCGAAACAAAAGCGTCTCTTACAAAAGACATTGAAGACACAGGCATTAAACCATCAGCTTTTGATGACCACAACTACGGATTTAATATAGGGCAAGGTGCGGCGTTTGCGGTATTTGAGAATGATTCTTATTGTCAAATGCCTGTGGCCCGTTTACTTGGAGCTTATGCTTCCAGTGAACAAAGCACCAACGCAATCGGGCAGCGAGAAGATGGTGAAGGGTTTGTTAAAGCAGCGGCGGGCGCCCTGCGGATGGCCAACATGTCACCACGAGACATTAGC